ATGTATTGAAAATTAGAATATTAATCTGTGATATTCCAAATTTCCTATATTTGGGTAGCAGATGAGGCTTGTAGCGTGTTGTGGATGGTTTATTATTGAAAAACAGTGTGTTATAAAAATGGCGTAATGTTAAAAACCTTGGTTTATAATGTCTGTTTTACCCGTTTTTACTACCTTTGTTTTACAAATGTTTTACGAAATGGCAAGCCGGTAAAAAACGTCTGAAAAGTGCTTGTTAAAATATTCACACATCAAAAAAACGGTTATGGCAACAGTAGCATGGGTGGTGATGAAGCACCACAAGAAGGATGACGGAACTTACAACCCGAAAATCCGTATTTCCCACAATAGAAGTTCATCTTATGTGTCCACTCCCATTTATACGGAGCTTGTAAAGTTCCGGAAGGGTTCTTCCACCGGCACGGTAATTTCCGAGTCCATCAAGGAGGAGCTTGACATGATAGTCAGCGAATACCGTCGAATCATTAACGCCAATCCTGCGGCTGTGTCCGCTTGCATGACATCCAAGGAGGTTGTTGAGCTGATACGGCGCAGGAATGAGAGCCGGGATGTTGATTTCATACAGTATGCCCGCGAATTTATAGAGTCCATTTCCAACGAGGGTACACGTACTATAAAGACTACCGGAATAAATTCCTTGTGCCATTTTCTTTCCTACAAGGGTCTGTCAGGGTTGAGTGTCCACAAGCTTACATCCTCTTTCCTTCGCGAGTATGAGGCGTGGCTGCGTACAGACCGCGTAATACGTGTCAGGCAGCGGCATGGCACCAGGGAGGAATATAAGGATATAAAGAAGAAGGCGTTGAATGACACTGGAATACATTCCTACATGGGTATCATACAGTCCATATACAACAAGGCGCTGCTTGAGTTCAACGATTACGAGACCGGGGATATTGTCATATCCAACAATCCGTTCAAGGCGTATGTCATGCCTAAGGTGCTGATGCCACGAAAGAGGGCTGTGGGCGTGGATGTGATAAGGAAGATATACGGTTATTCCTCTTCCAAGGAGAACATTCAGTTTACCCGTGACTTGTACATACTGTCCTTCCTGCTTGCCGGAATGAACATTGCCGACATGTTCGGGTATAGGATGCGTGGCAACTATATCGAGTATGAGAGGAAGAAGACAAGGAGCCGTAGGAAAGACCAGGCGTTTATATCGGTGTACGTGCATCCTCTTGCCATGGAGATAATAGAGAAGTATAGGGATGAGGCTAACGATGGTATCTTTGACTTTCTTTGCAAGTATAGTGATTCACGGGGAGTGACAAGGGCTGTCCATCGTGGGCTGAAACGGATATGTGCCGATTTGGGCATTGATTATGTGCAGTTCTATTCGGCGAGGCATTCGTTTGCCACTATAGCGCGTAATGACTGCGGCTTCGGCAAGGATGATATAGCCATGTGTCTGAACCATTCATCAGGCAGGAGCGTTACCGATAGCTATATAAAGGAGGACTATTCGGTGATAGAGAAGGTGATAAAGGGTGTGGTGAAGTTTGTTTTTGGAGAGTGATATTAAAAATAGAACAGTCTGAAAATTGTAACATCGGTGTTTTTTCTGCCTTTATATCTGTTTTCCTTAAAAATAGAACATTTAACCGCTATAAAGGCATATTAATAGTCAACGCTTTTCCCGGTATTGATGTCTATGATTCTCCCAGCTTCGAAGTTCACGGGTGTCTGTATGTCCTTTCTTCTGTATCTTATCGGGCATGTGGTGTTGAGGCAGTCTCTGCATTTGAGGCATGTATTGACGAAGAAGTTGTTTTCTTTGGTTAGGAAACGTATTTGGGCTTGAAGGTCGCCGATTAGCGCGTCATGGAAGGGGCAGTATTTCATATGGTTATAGAAAGATTAAATAGGCAATGTTATACATAACATGTGGCTATGTGTTTTTGTTTGCTGAATGTATGAGTTTTTTAAGGTAGAAGTGAAAATAAAGCCCCGTTCCTGCGTCGGTCCGGGGCTTGCTTGTCTTAATTGAACGGTCTCGCCTCACGGCGGTACATTGTTTTTGGAATGATGCAAAGATAGTATTTCTGCTTTAAGTTGCCAAATGTGGTATAATTGTTTGGGGGATTTCTTTTATTTGACTATCTTTGTGAAAACAACAATATAGTTTATGCCGGAAATTTGCCGTTTTTTTGGAATTATAGTAAGTCTTTATTGGAGGGACCACAACCCGCCTCACATTCATTTCTCATACGGTGATTATGAATGTTCCATTAGTGTGCTGGATAGAATTGTGGACGGTCAGGCGCCTGCAAAAGTGATAGCCAAGGTTAACGAGTGGATAGACCTGCATGAGTCCGAAATATTGACCTTATGGGAGAAAGCCCAAAAAGGGGAAAAACTGAATAGGATAGAACCTTTAAAATAAATGCTTATGTTACGGGTGATAGACGTTGATTATATCAAGGATTATGAATTGCTTGTCACTTTCAATGACAGCAGTAGAAAGAGGGTTGATTTGAGGCCTTTCCTCGTGGGTGAGGTATTCGGTGAGTTGCTGGATAAAGACAAGTTTGTTCAGTACGGGCTGACCCGTAATACGATAGAATGGGCGAACGGTGCGGATTTGGCGCCGGAATTCTTGTTTGACAATGGGGTGGCCGTTAATTAGTTCCTTAAGTAAAAAGAGAAAAAGTTAATATAAATAATCGGGTATGAGTGATGAGGAGATTCGTTTGGAGGCAGCAAAATTGGCAGTAAACATTTTTGTTGGATGTAACGGTGATAGAAGATATAATAACTTCTCAAAGAATGTTACGATGTTGTATGACTATATCAAGAATGGAAAATTGCCGGTCAGTGAGGATGGTGTTGGGGCGGTATTGTCATCTGAAACGCATAAGGTTGAATACCGGAAGTAGGGATATGAATTAAAACATTTTGAGAAAGTATTAGGAAAGAATTATATTGAATTGTAGTTTTCTTTCATTCCTAACACTTTCGATATAATCACTTTTGATAGATGCTTTGCAAATATCTTGTAATGTAATCTAATGAGATGTTGTCGCCAATTTCCATAGCCCTCCACTTCATCCAAAATATAGCTTCGGACTCAATGATGAATTTATAAGTAAATTTAGTGCTGTCCGATGAATTATATTTATCTGTGATAATGCGTATAAAATCGTCTTTTTCTCCATTCTTAAGCTTAGTTATGGTTTCTTTTTTAAGCCAACAAAAGTCTATTTCGTATGGGTTAAATTCAAAGCTTGAATAAGCGCCAATATTACCAAGGCATTGATACAGAAGGGCTTTGTTTCCATTGATGTCATGCATAAATAATTCTTTTTGGCCTAAGAAATGGGTATATTCGTAAAAATTAAAATGGGCTATTTTAGGTATTAGAGAGCTGAATATAAAGTCGTATGTAATATCGACATTCTTCACTGGAGTGTGAAATGAAATATTAGAAATTTTTCCATTTAATATATTTCGCGTTTCTTCCTCGCTGATTATAGGAATATGAAATCCATCGTGTTCTAATGTAAGATGCTTAATTTTTTCGTCACTGCTGAGGGTGTCTCCTTTTATGATTACGCATGTTGTTTTTGCAAGACCTTTCTTGGTAATAGCGCCTGCTCTTTCAAGCATAAATTCGATTTCAGATTTTCGTTGGGACAATGCCCCTGAGATATATACACGAACACCGTAAAAAGGATTTACAGACTCAGTATTATCGAAAAGCGTTGGTTCTGTTTTCATTTTAAATATTTTTTATAGAGGTTTTCAATAAATAGAAAAAATCATCTACAGACAATTTTACGATATCACATCCTTCATCTGTCAATTGGCTTAATTTTTTTATCTTGGATGGACCGGGCTTCTCTCCGAGTATTACATAGTCAAGGCTTTTGTTAATACCAGAAGAGACTTTTCCACCGAGCTGTTTTATGATATCAGAGGCTAATTCTCTGTCAAATGGAGTTGAACCAGTTATGAGAAACCTCTTATTTATAAAAGTTTCTGTAGGGTGTAGAGATGAAATGTTTTTATAGGGAATGAGGTTCATCAGAGGGTCGTAAAGTGTTTCATTTTCTTCGTGCGACTCTTTTACTGGAAAAGGCTTTTTAAAAGGCACATGATTTATATAATTCAAATAAAACCGAGCACAGCATTCTGCATCAAACAAGGCATCGTGATGATTTGATAAATCAATGTCGTATGCATAGCATAGATTTGCTAAACTGGTACGGTTAAACAACTCACAAGTACAAACAAATTTTTTGATATCTTTTTCCTCGATATTATAGTATTTCAAATTTTTCCTCAATGCATCTTCATCAAATGAGGCATTATGTGCTACTATCTTAGTGTTAATAAAATATCGCTTAATATCTTTCCATACAGAGTCAAAAAAAGGTGCATTTTGAGTTGTTTCGGGAGTAATACCATGTACGTTAATAGTATGTGCGTCATATAAATTTTTAGGAGGTTGTACTAATCGAACGATTTTATTAACTATGTTGCCATCTTTAACCACTACAATGCCGATTTGACATATCATTCTATTGAATGTAGCTGTTTCAACATCAACCGCAGTAAAAGAAGTAGAACCATTATGTGATTCGTTTATTTGCCTGATTTCTGCATCGGTGAGTTTAAACACCTCACCTTTGTGTTGTCTACTGGGGCACCACATTCTTCCATCACTTAGGCGCAGGCGTATTTTACCGTTTTTACGTTCAATAAAAGAGCGTGATTCCGTTTCATTTTCTTTAGGAATTAATTGGTTTTCAAGAAAGGGGAATAATGTGTCATCATTCATGGTTATACTATAATTAGATATTAAGATTTTAAATTACGCTGATTTAGATTGTTTCTTCTTCTCTTCGCCTGCAAACGGGGCAGCTTTCGCAAGCTCTGCTTCCAGGTATTCTATCTTCTTCCTATATTCTTTGGTCATCTCTTGATAAGTGAAAATAATGTCCTTGTAGAATTTGTCCTCCTCAGAATCTTCTTCTTCGGAATCCGTTGAGGCTTCCGCATTCTTATACATATTGCCCACTCCACGGAGAAGCCATTCGGCAGAAATATCTTCAAATGAATTTAAAATAGCCAAAATAACATCAAGGCTGAGTTTTCTATCCCCAACCACTTGTTGGTTTAAAGTAACTTGCTTTACGCCAATTAATTCAGCAAACTCTCGAACAGACCTTGCTTTGGCATTAACTAAAGTCTTTATTCTATCTATCATATTTTTTTAATTTAGAATTGGTCTAAATATTCGTTTTGAATAAAACTTTTTTGATTTTATCTTGTTTTTATATTCAAATGAATATAGTTTTGCATCCGTAAACGTCAATCGGCGCTTACGAACGGATATAAAAATGGCGGTCGCGGTATAAACCGTGATTTTGTTAGCACCAAAATTGTTCCAACGGCAAATATAGTGACTACCATTTTAATATCCAAAACAATGAATCAAATTCGGTTAGTGGTGTTTCCGAGTGTTGAGTGAAGGATTTCAGGTTACACAATAAGCTCCAGGGAGTACAGCCAAACACCACATCAGGCTCGAAACTTGGGGCTTTCTTTATTTCATTGATTATGGCAGCACTTGACCCTATAATAGAATACTCCCAGCGTTTGGGGATGGAGTTTGGCCTTAAGCTGGCTATAAACGAGTACAAGGCTTGGATGAGCAACAAGAGCATCGTCCTTACGAAGTCGCAGGCTGAGGAGGAGTTTACTCCTGATATAATAACGAATCTTGTGAGGAGAGGTCTGCTGCAGGATTACCAGTTTGGCATTGAAGAGGTGAAGGACGAGGACGGTTGTCTGATAAAGAAGCCGAAAGGTCGTATCTATTACCGGAGGATTGACATTCTTGAGGCGATGGAGAAGGGCAACCTTCTGAAGGGCATGGCAGAGCTGCGTGCCTCCACTCATGCCATGCGTGAGAACAATGACCGTGCGAGAAGAAAAAGAAACGCTTAGAAGTGTGTTTTTGATGTGTGAGAGGCCGGTCGGTCTGTGAAGATAGTCCGGCTTATTAAATGATTCTAACTATAAACGATACTGTTATGGAAAATGAAAGAAAGGTTTTGGCTGAATTGATGGATAAGGTCAAGGAGGCGAAGGAGGTGCTCGGTGTGGATGTGATTGTTACACTTGGCGGTGTATATCATCCGCGCGAAGTGAGAGTGCTTCCTGGAAAGATGAAATTCTATAATACCAAGCCATTGTGCGATGAGCAAGAATAAACAGATGATAATGATTTCCCCGCCCATGTTCATAGACGGAGGGAATCGCCAGGAAAGTATATCCAGTCCTGGGCACCGTTGCAGTTATTGTCATGGCAACGGATATTTCTGGGAAGATGGGATAGAGTCGGTAAAGAAGCCTTGTCCGGTATGTAACGGAAGTGGCAGGCTCGATGCTGTGATAACTATTGAGTGGAAACCTTCAAAATGATAGATGCTATGAATAAGAGATTAACAGTTGTGTTCGCCGTAGTCTTGGCCGTGGTTCTTCTTGGCATTGCCGGACGTTGTGATTATGCAGAGGAAGTCATATATGACATGCCTGCCGGTGTATACCAGGTAATGAACCGTGAGCTTGGGAATCCGGGTGATTACAAGATAGCCAGGGAGTATAGCCGGAATCCGGAATATTGGCAGAACCGTGCGATGGAAGATGAAATAGGAAGTTCAATTGGTAACAGTAAGCGATATGAGAGAAGATGAAGAAAGAGAAGAGTGTGAAATTGGTGCTTGGGTGGTAATCATAGCGATAATAATAGCAATCGTTGTGTCTTTTGCCCTGGGCCATACCTTTTATGAAGCTCCCGATTTTAAGAAAAGTCCTTTTTCGGATGTGCTAATGATGAGTATTATATCCCCTTTATCGGGAGTGGTAGCAGCAATGATATGGATTTTTTTTTATGGAGAGTTATCCGATGGGAAACCTAAAAAGCGAATAAATAAAAACGTGTATAAATTTTAATGTCATGGAAACAAACAATCTGATGATTTTCCCTGATTTGAATCAGGAGGAGTTCGACTTCAATTCTTTGGTCGGAAACAAGCAATATGGAATCATGGCTGGAATTCCAGTAAAGATAGACCGCATAATAAGAGACATCACGCAAACCACCGTGATTGCCGTAAGCGGCACAATGGTGCTGAAGGGAGTAAAGATGAGAGGTGTGTGGGATATGTACGGCAACATCGTGGAGTTTAAGAAGACCTTTAGCCTTTTGACTCCAAAAGGTTTCAGCATGGATGCCCTCTTTTCGTCTGCGACGGATAGGATGTTTCAATTGGTTCATATCCAGCAATTGGATAAAGCCGAATAATCAAGAATATAATCATTAAAAGAGAGAATTATGAAGAAATGGTTTTTGGCGAAAATTCGCTATGAGAAGACAGACGAGAAAGGTATGACAAGGAAAGTGACTGAATCCTACCTTGTGGATGCCCTCAGTTTTACGGAAGCGGAAGCCCGTATCATAGACAACGTGAAGGACTTTATCACGGGAGAATTCAACGTTACGGCTTTGAAATGGGAGAGCGTGTCGGAGCTGTTTGCGTCTGACAAGGAGTGTGACGACAAGTGGTACAAGATAAAGGTTGCATATATCACTCTGGACGAAAAGTCAGGCAAGGAAAGAAGGACGTATGCGTACATGATTGTTCAGAGTTCCGATACGGCCAACGCTGAAAAGCGTCTGCATGAGGGCATGAAGGGCACACTTGCCTACCTGGTGATGGAGGTCAAGGAAACCCAGATTGTGGATGTGTATCCGTACATCCTGGAGCCAGAGACGGAAGAGACGAGGTGATTTCATTGGTGTTTGATACCCGTCTGTGAAGATAGGGACTGGCTGTCGGCTTGATGGTGAAGCGCCGACTGTTGTGCTATGTTCGTTTAAAGGTTTAGGTTTGGGTCGGAGCCGCGGGTTCGATTCCCGCACAGCCAGCATTTGTAGAAAGGGATAATATGGGTTTTTATTGCAAGAAGAAAGCCGCCGCCTCTAAGGGCGCGGACTTGAAGAAGAAGCTGGACAGGGTGTTCAGCCAGTACATAAGACTGCGTGACATGCTGCCGGGCACCACGCTGTTTCGCTGCATAAGTTGCGGGAAGGTTTATCCGATAAGTAATGCCGACTGTGGACATTATATCAACCGGAAGCACATGTCAACGAGGTTTTCGGAAGTGAATTGTAATGCGCAGTGCCGCCAGTGCAACCGGTTTGACGAGGGTAACATGTCCGGCTACCGCCTTGGGCTTGTCAGGATGTATGGTGAGACGCGTGTTGCCTTTTTGGAAGCCCAGAAGTATGAGACACGCAAGTATTACGACTATGAGTATGAGGCGTTGATAGCGCACTACAAGAAGGAGATAGCCCACATTCTGGAACAGAGGAAGCTTACGATACGATGTTTGACAAAATGATAATAAAGGCAAGGATAAGCGTGGATGACATAGGCACCGTCGTACTGAGGAACTATCTGGAGGAATGTGCCGAAGGCGATGAGGTATACTACAAGTCCACGGCTTACGCCAATTTTGACGGATGCTTCATCGAGATACGCGGTGACACGCTCCGGTGCAAGTGTTCGATTCACAAGCTATACAGCAGGGGAAAAGTCGGTCGGATGGACAACAGCAGACCGATGACCTTTGCGATGGCGGTCCGTACGATTAGGGAACTTCTGATGCGCCTCTGCGTCCGCATGGAAGATGCTGTAGTGACATATTACGAGATAGGTGTCACGATGAAGCTTTCCCGTCCTGCTGACGAGTATATCCGTCAGGTGACCGGGGCTTCGGGCAGGGTGTTGTGGAATGATGCCAATTACCCGGAATACCGGCAGAAGACAACGGAGAAGAGCAAGTATTACCGCAAGGTTCTTAAGATATACGACAAGAGCTTTGAGGCGTCCGAGAAGGGAAAGAATGTGGGTTCGAACATCCTGCGCATAGAGACGGTGTACAAGCATCAGTCTGTGCCGTTATCGGAACTTACGGATAGGATGTATCTGGAAAAGATAGGAAGGATTTTCTATAAGGACTGGTCGGAACTCCAGTTTCACCGGGAACTGTCTGCCGGTAAGGGCGTGAAGATGTCCCAGCTTGACAAGGCAAGGGAGATACACCGTATCGGCGTGACAAGGTACAAGGAAAGATACAAGAAGATGTACCTTGATGGGAAGCTCACGAAAAAGCAGTGGGAAACCATACGGTGCTTTGCCAACGGATGGTCGGAAGAGAGGAAGAAGTATACCGAGGAAGTAGGACCGTTGGAGAGGGAATACAAGGAAAAACTTCTGTCCGGGTTTCAGATAGGGATAATTACACCGGTTAAGAGAAAAGTGTAACAATCTGATAATCAAATATTTAATCAAAAATAAAAAAGCACCATATGGTGCGCGTGTAAATGATTGATTTTCAAAACATTAAAATGAAATAATTTAAAAATTAACGGTTTACGGCAACTTGTCCTATACTGCCCGAAGGGTAGTCGGGACGACTTGAAGGGGCAGTTAAGTATAAACTAAAGAAAGGAAACAGTATGAAGTGTGAAGCGGAAGGAATAATAGAGGTGGAGCTGCCGTCCACGATGGGAACGACAAGTAAAGGTAAGGACTTTGAAAAACGTGAATATGTTTTGCGGAACAACGACCTTTACAAGAAGATGATGCGGTTTTCGATAATCAGCTATGACGGTCCGATAGAGGATGCTCCTGCGGTTGGAGACCATGTAAGGGTGAAGTTCACCGTTGAAGCGAGGGAAAGCAATGGCAGGTGGTTTAATGACGTGAAGGCATACCGCCTGGAAAAGGTATATCAGTGATGAGAGTAAGATTCTGTTGGAAGACAAGGAAAGCGGATACAGTGAGACGTATCATGGATAAGTTCAGGATACATGGCATGTCCGTTAACCACGAATCAACAGCCAGTGTGGATGATGATGGATTGGATTTGTTGAAAGAGTGCGAAAGGCTTGGGTACATAGAGATAAGGGAAGTGTTCAATATTCAATAGATATAAATCATGGAAAAGAAATTTACCCCTGACAATATTCAGGAACTTAAAGAGAATCAGATATTTGTTTTTGGTAGTAATATGAACGGCAACCATGCCGGTGGAGCAGCCAGATTAGCGGTTGAAAAATTCGGTGCAATCATGGGACGAGCCGAAGGAATCCAAGGGCAATCCTATGCCATTCCAACGCTGGATGAGGATATGGAGAAAGTCACAGAAGAAGACTTGATTAACTATTTGGGCAACTTGAGGCATTTTGCAAACGAGCATCCGGAAAAGGAATTCCTTCTTACCGCCATCGGGACGGGAATTGCTGGATTTGACACGAATTATATGGCATACATGGTATTCAGAGCGAATCTCCCGGGTAACGTTACCATACCAGAGGAATTCAGCAAGATTAGAGGATTCAAGGGGTTCAATTCCGATATGACTTGCAGAGAATTCAAGTATGAAGAAGGAAAGGATTACGAAGAGCAGGGTGATATAAGTGCTTGTAATAAAGGTTTCCATTTCTGTCTTTATCCCTTGGATGTATTCGGATATTATCCTCCTGCATACATTGGTATGAACAAATTTCATGAAGTTGAAGGAAGTGGGGAAATGGATGCTGATACAGATGATACCAAAATTGCTTGCTCAAAAATCCACATAGGAGCAGAGTTAAGCATTAAGAGCATTGTTGATGCGGCAATCAAGTTCACTTTTAGTAAATGTAAGTGGGTAAAGGAAAAGATTGCTACCGGCAACTATGGTGCTGCATCGGCTACCGGCAACCGAGGTGCTGCATCGGCTACCGGCTACCGAGGTGCTGCATCGGCTACCGGCGACTATGGTGCTGCATCGGCTACCGGCGACTATGGTGCTGCATCGGCTACCGGCGACTATGGTGCTGCATCGGCTACCGGCGACTATGGTGCTGCATCGGCTACCGGCAACTATGGTGCTGCATCGGCTACCGGCGACTATGGTGCTGCATCGGCTACCGGCAACTATGGTGCTGCATCGGCTACCGGCGACTATGGTGCTGCATCGGCTACCGGCAACCGAGGTGCTGCATCGGCTACCGGCAACCGAGGTGCTGCATCGGCTACCGGCAACCGAGGTGCTGCATCGGCTACCGGCAACCGAGGTGCTGCATCGGCTACCGGCAAAGAAAGTATAGCTCTTGCTGCCGGAAAGGATTGCAAGGCAAAGGGAGCATTAGGATGTTGGATTGTGCTTGCTGAACGTGGCGAATGGGACGGAAACACTTATCCTATCGTTTCAGTCAAGGCATTTAAAGTGGACGGAAGGTCTGTTAAAGAGGATACCTTCTATACATTGGTTAATGGTGAAGCTGTAGAGGCTGATTGATTAGACAACAATTAATATAAAAAAACTAAAGATGGAGAAGAATGAATAGTAATTTAACTCACGGCTCCTTGTTCAGCGGCATAGAAGGTTTTGGATTAGGTGCGGCACTTGCCGGCATAAAGACCGAGTGGAGTTGTGAATTTGAGGATTATCAATCATTAGTAATAAAGAAAAACTTTGGAGAAGAGCATGAAATCAACAGAGATATTAGAACGTATTCAAAACCTCCGTTTGTTGACATCATCAGCGGTGGATTCCCTTGCCAGGACATCAGCATTGCTGGAAAAGGTGTCGGAATTGTCGGTGAAAGAAGCGGCCTATGGTCTGAGATGTTCAGAATTGTACGGGAAGTTGGACCTAAATACGTGCTCATTGAAAACAGCCCAATGCTCGCTGTTCGGGGATTCGAGCAAGTCCTATGCGACCTTTCCGAAATCGGGTATGATGCGGAATGGCAATGTCTATCTGGCACCGACTTTGGCATACAACAGAATAGGGAGCGATTATATTGTATTGCCTACCCCAGTGAAATCAACGGCAAACGGAGCACTCAGGAATCGGTATTTCGGAAGCCCTACTTATCGGGGCAATTTACACGAGTATATCCGGGATGGCGAACAAGACAGTCAATACCCTCACCCCGCTTTGCTGGAAAGTCTAATGGGGTTCCCGATAGGATGGACCGAACGAAGTGTATAGGCAATGCGGTTCAGCCGATAATTGCGCATTATCTGTTTGAGTGCATTAAGATATTTGATAGTAAACTAACATAATGAATGATGCCGTATGAACATTCACCAGACAATTTCCCGTTCGGATTGCACCACCATCTGAAAGCGTCATGGTGCAAGATGTGTATGGGTATTTTGAGTATATAGATGTAATAGGGGATGAAATATTTCATTCTGTAAAATTGCCGAAAATAATAGATGCCGCCTATTATATGTTGTGTTGGTGTATTGAAAAAGGATATGTTGGAAAGGAGATTGAATAATGTCAAGAGGAGAAATATTAAGGCTATCAGATTTGAAAGATATGCACGGCTCTATTACTTTGGAATATACCGGGATTCTTTACGCGGGTGTAGATAGGGAAAAGAAGCTCCGTGAATTGGCAAAAGTTAATCCGCAGGAGTATTGTCTTGCATTGGGGGTGAATGATGATAGTGAAATTTTCAAAGACATTTCGTCGGGTTCCTTAGTGTCGCCGATGAAATTTTTTAAGAAACTAAAAGGAGAATAACTATGGGATTTATAACACCGTGCTTTATACGCAAAAACACACCGGAGCTTCGGAAGAAGCTGGAAAAGTTGGGATATAGTATAATTAATGAGGGGGCTACCACTTTAGATGCACATAACTACGACGGTAAAGGGCATCACAAAAGTATTGAAGAAGGCAGGGCTATAATAACTTCTTATGGTGATAAATATGGGGTGATATATGATATAGATACCATAACCAAGAAAGGAAGGATTGATTGCGGAGCCAATGAAGAGCTTTTCTTGGGCATTGCTGCATTGAGAAATGATACAGACAAGAACCAATGGTTTGTATTGGACCATGACAACATATGGGAAGCGGTCGGATGCTACCAATACAAAGGGGATTTTATTCTTTGCAATCATGACCGGTGGTATTATGGGACAGACGTAGCACAAGCACACAAGGCTACTGTAAAGGAATTGAAAGAATTCTTTTCCCGAGAAATTGAAATTCCCACAATAAGGTGGAATATGGAAGATGTCATTTATGATGCATCCGATTATTGTCATCGTATAGGAGTTCAGAAGGTCATCGGAAAAAAGGTTGTGTATAGAAACGGAGAAGCGGCAGACGCTTCGTACTGTGTTCATTTCTATGAGAGCGAAAAAAGATGGGTCATTATGGAAAGGCTTATCGGAAGTTTGAATGCTTTCATTGTGGCAGGTGAGTACATAATAGTTACTGACAACGTTATAATACCTTTTTGTAAATTCAATCCTGCGGATATAAACGAATCAGTTAAATACAGCTTGATATAACTTCGTTCAAGATGGCTAAAAATAAAAAATTGTTTGCTCGTATTGACGATAGGACCCACATGCTGCTGTCTGAGTTGTCAAGAATGACCGGAGTCAGCATATCGGTCATTGCAAGGAACATGTTGAAGCGTTGCATTGACGATTTGATAGACGAGGACGGGAACTGGAAAAAGAAAAATGCGGAAGATAAAGAAAGGAAAGGTCAATAAGGCTGTAATGGCAGCGGTGGCACGTAATTACGACCGTTTGAAAAGATTGTGTGCTGTGGGTGTCCACGGAATATATGGAGGAGAGGGATTCGAGGATATATTTCAGGACACGGTATTGTATGTCATTCAGGACAGCGCCTCCGTTGCATTACAGTCGGATGACCAGATTGTGGAGCATTTTCTTTATAGGTTCAATATGATTAAATTCCAAAGAATAAATGATGATAAGGCAAGGAGGGAGGTAGAGTATGCCGACTATAAACAAAGGCAAGAGAAGGACGGTTCAGAAGGGTAACCATTACGATGCAGAAAGAAGGGCCGTATATAACTCGGAGAGGTGGAAGAGGCTACGGGCATGGAAGTTCGCAAACGACCCGCTCTGTGAGATGTGTCTTCAGGAAGGTAAGGTTGTTCCTGCCGAGGACATCCATCATGTGGTTTCGTTCATGAGCACCGACAACCCTGAACAGCGTATGTTCTTGGCATATGATTACGACAATCTGATGAGTCTGTGCAAGGTACACCATCAGGAATTACATAACAGAACAGCTAAATAATAATGAGATGAGCCGTCCACCGATAAGATATATTGTCCAGATTGATAATATATATCTGGCTGATTTGATGTTTTACTGGGTATATTTCAATCAGCCGTGCTCTCTTTTATTTCAGAAGCCGAAGACAGAAGGTCTTTCTGCCGTGAAGCTTGTCGTTGATAGCGATGAGTCTGCAAGTTTTTTGCTACGAGTGAAAGAAAAGACCGGATGCAGGCTTTATGAGGTGGATAGATAGCATGGCATGATGTTTTGCCGTGTATGGAGGAAGGGGGGGATATGGGGGTATATTTTTACAGTTTTCACCTTCCTAACCTCACCCGACCCTTCTCGACACAAACAGCATTCTTTTGAAAAAAGCCAAAGTGTTGTGATGTGTTAAAATGATGCTTTGACAGACAAAATTATGGTTCGTAGAAAAAGCCCGCGCAATGGAGAAAAGAAAAATAAGTTTCCGGCTTCCGAAGACGGTGACGTATAAGGAGGCCCGTAAGACCATATCGGATATAGTCCGTCAGATTGAGGAGGAGAGGGAGCTTGAGGCTTCCGATATACCCCAGCTGCATCGGATGGCTACGGCATACAACGCCTATATTGACTGTGTGAGAGTAGTGTCGGAAAAGGGATTGACCATGAAGAACATCAAGGGGGAAATGGTCAAGCGCCCGGAGGCCAATCTGCTGAAGGAGAATTGGAGCCAGTATCTTGAGCTTGCCAAGGAGTACGGACTGACAGCCAAGAGCAAGTCGCTTATCAAAGGTAAAACGGCTTCCAGGGAGGAGGACAGCCCGGCTGATGAGTATTTTAGGAAAAAGGCGACTCAGAATGAATAAACCATATTACAGATATGCGCAGGAGGTTATTGAGGGAAAGATTGTGGCGGGTGAATTCATACGTTCTGCCTGCGAGCGTTTTTTTTCTCTTATGGAGGATGATAGGTATGAATTCCGGGAAGACAAGGTGGATGACGTGATAAATTTCTTTCCTTATTTGAAGCACTTCAAGGGAAGGCACGCCGACAAACCTTTTACTTTGGAGCCGTGGCAGGAGTGGATTGTAGCCAGCATATACGGTTTCTATGTAAGGGAGGACGGTTCCCGTCTGACCCAGACTGTATATATAGAAGTGGCGCGCAAAAACGGGAAGACCGCGCTTGCGGCAGGCATAGGATTGAATGCCTTGATAAATGACGATGAGGCTGGTGCGGAGGTATATTTTGCGGCGAACTCAAAGGAGCAGGTAAAAATATCCGCGTGGCCTCTGTGCTCCAATTTCGCCAAGAAATTTGACCCGAAGAACCGTTACCTTCAAGTGTTCCGGGATACTATCACATTCGAGAAAACATCATCATGGCTCAAAGTGCTCGCCGCTGATTCAACCAAGCTTGACGGCCCCAACCCGTCCACGTTCGTGCTGGATGAGTATCATGCGGCAAAGAACAACAGTCTGAAGGCTGTATTGGAATCGGGGCAGGGAACCCGAGACAATCCCTTGGAAGTCATCATTACCACTGCAGGTTTTGACAAGCTCGGTCCTTGTTATGAGTTGAGGACTACCGGTACGGAGATTTTGAAGGGTCTGAAAGAGGATGACTCCTTTTTTGTCGCCATATACTCCCTGGACGAGCAGGATGATTGGAAGGATGAAAAGGTGTGGGTGAAGTCCAATCCGAACATCGAGGTAACCGTCAAGCCGTCTTATATCCGCAAGGAAATACGCAAGGCGATAAACACCCCGTCGGATGAGGTGAACGTCAAGACCAAGACCTTGAATATGTGGTGTGATGCGGAAACAGTCTGGATACCGGAGCATTATATCCTGAATTCTTCCAAGAAAATCCGGTTGGATGATTTCGAGGGCATGGATTGTTATATGGGAATCGACCTTTCAAGCACGAGTGATTTGACTTGTGCCGCCTTCATGTTTCCCACGGAGGACAAATATTACTTCAAGGCAAAGTATTATCTGCCGGAAATGGCATTGCAGGAGCGCCGGTTCAAGGAGTTGTATGGTGAATGGCGTCGGCAGGGACTGATTACGATAACACCAGGCAATGTAACCGATTACGATTATATCCTCAACGACATAATGGACATAAGAGCCAACGTGTATATCCAGAAGATAGCGTACGATACATGGAACGCCACACAGTTCACCATCAATGCCGAGGAGAAGGGGTTGCCTATGGAGCCGTTCAGCCAGGTACTCGGGAATTTCAACCGTCCGACCAAGGAGATGGAGCGTCTGATTTTGTCCGGAAAGGCGGTAATAGACAATAACGTGATAAACCGTCACTGCTTCCGTAATGTGGTCATGGCCCGTGACCGTAACGGGAATACCAAGCCGTCTAAACAGTTTGAAGAAAAGAAGATAGACGGAGTGATAGCTATGCTGGAAGCATTGGGGGTATATCTTGTTTCTCCTCATTACGGAGAATTCTATTAGAATTTCGATTTTTGACAGACACTTTTTTGGTTAGTGGAAAAGTGTATGTATGAAAGTAAAGATTCCTTTTACAAATTGGGAAATAAGAAAGGCTTCCAAGCAGGAAATATCACGTGTTCCTGCCTGGAATTATTCGGGTCCCCATCCGGTATTGTACAGCCGGAGCAAGCCGATGCTCCTTTCTACTGTATATCGTTGTGTGGACCTCATATCGGACAGTGTGGCAGTCCTCCCGTTGAAGACATATCTGCTTGACGGGGACGGATTCAAGAAGGAGCATAAGAGCCATCCGGCATACGTGCTGTTGGATTTGGAGCCGAATGAGGATATGACGAGGTTTGTTTTCTTCAAGACGCTCATGGTGTCGGTCCTTCTTACCGGAAACGGGTATGCCTATATAGAGAGGGACAGTAAGCTGAATGTGCAGCAGTTGATTTACATTCCGACGTCGCAGGTGTCTGTCCAGTGGATTACCGACAAAAGGGGTATCATGCGCAAGCGCTATCAGGTGACCGGATTCAAGGAGCTTGTCGAGCCGAGAGACATGATTCATGTGCTGAACTTCTCTTATGATGGCATAATAGGTGTCTCCACCCTTACCCATGCAAGGCAGACCCTTAACATAGCCACCAGCAGCGAAGAGCATGCCGCCGGTTTCTTTGAGTCCGGGGGAGCTGTCTCGGGCATTTTGTCCGTAGATGGGAAAAGGCTGAACAAGGAACAGCGGGACGAGATATACCAGGTGTGGTATGACCGGATGGAGAACCATCCGAACGGCATAGCGGTTCTGGAGGGTAACATGAGGTATCAGCCCATCACGATTTCCCCCAAGGACAGCCAGCTTCTTGAAAGCAGGCTGTTCAATGTGACGGACATATGCCGGTTCTTCTCAGTGTCCCCGGTCAAGGCGTTCGACTTGTCCAAGTCGAGCTATTCAACTGTTGAGGCTACCCAATTGCAGTATCTGACCGATACGGCTTTGGCTGTAATCACCAAGATAGAGCAGGAAATCAACCGGAAGGTGTTCCTGCCTTCCGAGCGTGGTCGCATAATGGCCGAGTTTGACACTTCTGCCATACTTAGGACGGATAAGGCGGCTCAGGCGGCCTATTGGAAAGACATGTTCTATATCGGAGGCGCGACCCCCAATGAGATACGTCGGGAAAGCAATCTTCCAAGGAAGGAGAATGGCGATGAGGCCTTCGTTCCGGTCAATGTGCAGACCCTTGACACCGCTTTGTCGAATAAAAATCAGCCCGACCAGCAAAAAAAAATATTGGAAAGGACGAAGAAAACCCCGTTTTGACAGACAATTTTTTGGTTACTGAGTAAAAGCGTGATTTATGGAAAAAGAAAAAGAAATCAGAAACGTCTCCTCTCAGTTCAAGATAGCCGGAGAGGGGGATGAGACAAGGACCGTCGAAGGATATGCCTTCCTCTTCAACGTGCCCTCTGACGGTCTATCCTTTCAGGAGACCATCGAACCGGGCGCGGCAGACGGAGTAATTGCAAAAAGCGATGTTTTTGCCGTCCTGAATCATGGTCAGGAGCGCGGTATATTGGCCCGCAGCAAGTATGGCAAGGGTTCTTTATCCCTGACTGTTGACGAGAAAGGTCTGAGATACAGTTTTGAGGCACCGAAAACAGCCTTGGGTGACGAGCTGCTCGAGAATTTGCGTCGTGGGGAGATAGACCAGAGTTCCTTCTGCTTTGATGTGGAGAAGGATGCTTGGGAAAAAAGGTCGGATGGCACTTGGAAACGTACCATCAGCAAGATTGGCAATCTTTATGACGTTTCCCCGGTGTATAACGCTGCCTATAGCAAGACATCCGTATGCTTGCGCGGAAAGGAGCAGGCAGAGAAGGAAATCGAGGCGAGGGAAAGTCTGAACTTGGATGAATACTATTCCAATATTGAAAAATTATTAAACATCTAAAAGTTATGTCGAAAGAAAAGAGTATTACAGAATTGAAGGACGAGAAGAACCAGATTTCTGCTCGTTCAAAGGTCATCATTGAAAAGGCCAGGGGAGAGAAACGGCAGTTGAATGCTGAAGAGAATGAACAACTTGGCGCCAATCAGTGCCGTATGGCTGAGATTAACCTTGAGATAGAGGAGAGGGAGGACGAAAACCGTCAGAAAGGCCGTTCCCATCAGCCGAAGGGAGGCAGATTCTCATTGCGTCGTGCAATATCCAACATGGTTGACGGAAACCCGCAGAACGATGTTGAGGCAGAGGTTATAGAGGCTGCTACCACACACCACAATACGTCAGGCGCTCAGATGGCAGACAGACGCGGTATAGTGGTTCCCGTAAGCGTAGAGAGGCGTGCGGCATTTACTGCTGCCACCGAAGCGGCAACGGGAGTTGTCATTGACGAGGAACAGCAGGAGATGCTTCTGCCTTTACAGTCTGCTCTTGTGCTGTCCCGTGCCGGTGCCCGTTTCATGACCGGGTTGCAGGGGAATATCTATTGGCCGGAATTCTCTGGTGCAAACGTGTTCTGGGAGGCTGAGAACGCCAGCGCCAAGGATGGAGCCGGTGCGTTCAGCAAGGGAGACTTGTTCAAGCCTTTGCGTCTGACCGCTTATGTGGACATTTCCAAGCAGTTGCTTGTTCAGGAGAATGCTTCCGTCGAGGCGTATATACGCCAGGCTATAGCTGTAGCCATCGCCCAGAAGATTGAACAGACAGCATTCAGCAAGGAAACCAGCGTGGCTAATACGCCGGACGGCATGTTTGGCACGCTTGACTCTACCATTAAGGGAGATATGACCTGGGCACAGATTGTCGCAATGGAGACCAATGCCGACGTGCAGAATGCCTTGTTCGGAAACTTGTCTTATATCCTGCACCCGGCACTTGTCGGAAAGGCCAAGACAAAGGTAAAGGATGCTTCCGGTGCGGGCGGTTTCATCTTTACCGGCAACGGGGACGGTCAGTTGAACGGATACCGTGCGCTCAGAACAAATAATCTGCCGAAAGGTATCGGAGAAGGCACGGATGAATACGGTATTGTATTCGGTAACTGGGCAGATTACTTTATCGGTCAATGGGGCGGTATAGAGTTGTTGGTTGACCCGTATACCCAGGCATTGAAGGGTACAGTGAGACTTATTACCAATTCATATTGGAATATGGGCTTTATCCGTAAGGAGTCGTTCTGCATAGCATCCATGAAGTAATATGGCATACGTCGATTTGCAACTGGCCAAGCGTCATCTCAATGTAGAGCAGGAGTTCACGGATGATGACGAGTATATATCCGGTCTCATCGAGGCGGCTGAGGTAGTTGTGTCGAAGGATATTTGCGTGGAGCTGGATACATTGGTGGAGGAAGGCGGGAAGGACATTCCCGCGCCTCTCCGTCAGTGTATCCTTCTGATGGTGGGGCAGTTCTATGCCAACCGCGAGCCGGTGGCTTTCGCCCAGACATCGGAAGTGCCGTTGTCTTATTCGCACCTTGTGGCGCTTTATCGGAACTATGCGGGATGAGAGCTGGACTACTGAAATATACGCTTGTATTCAAGGAACCGGTGGAGACAGTCTCCGAGATGGGTTCTGTGGAAAAGTCCTATAGGGAAGTGTTCCGTTGCCGGGCTTCACGCAAGAAGCAGACACTGTTTTCAAAGGAAGATACCGCTTATGAGCAGTTCGTGAACCAGACGATTGTCATGCAGACGCGCAAGTATCCTCAAATCAAGTACGGATGCCGTGTGGAGTATGCCGGATGTACCTGGGAGATAAAGATGCTTGAACCTAACGGCAATGAGTTGACAATAACGATGAGGAAGGTGGATGTATGATTGATGTTTCGATTATAGACCGGGAGAATATACAGTACCTTATTAATGGGCTTGAAGACTTCGAGAAGGACAAGGCCGTAAAAAGTGGGCTTCGTTCTGCGATGAATGTTTTTCGCGCAAGGGGGAAAAACAACTTGCGCAGTAGGCTTCTTTTTCACGGAAGGCATACCGGGCATTTGATGAATTCTTTTACGACGAGAATTAAGCGAAGAAAGCTCGGGGGATTGGCTGGGTTTGACCGCCCCGGAGGAAATCATGCCCATTTGGTGGACATGGGCACCAAGAGACGTTATACTACCGGAAAAAAGAAGATGCGTAAGGGAATATATCGCGGAGTTATGCCGGCTAACAGCTTTTGGTCAGACGCAGAGCAGACCGAGAAGGGGAAAGCGATGCAGGCTCTGTATAAGGGAATAGAAACAGCCGTACAACGAATAATTGAAAGAAAATGAACATGTTCAAGATAACCGCTGAAATCCGGTCTCTCCTCCTTCAGAACGAGGAGATAAAAGGATTTGTCGGGGAAAGGGTTTTTCCGATAATGGCACCGGAGGATACGGTTGGCGATTTTATTGTATATCAGCGTGACGAGTTGAAGCAGGAATATACGAAGATGGGTGTAGCCACCCAGGTATCCGTTCTTTATCTGACTGCCGTCAGCGAATCCTATGTAAGAAGCAACAGTCTCGCCTCTTTGATTTATGACACTTTGTCCGGTGACTTCAAGGACCCGGATATGCGTATACAGCTTGAAGACTCCACGGAGGACTTCATTGATAAGAAATTTATTCAGGTATTACAATTTTCAATTAAACAACGATAATTATGGCAGCAACAAAATTAGATTCAAGTAAAGACATCTACAGAGGTGAGTTGTTCGTGTTCGCGAAGCCTGACGATTCAGGAGAATCGGATGTGCTTCCGTTGGCTTTTGCCACAACGGCAACATTGGAAATCACAACGGAAGAGGTGGATATTTCCAACAAGATGATGGGAGGATGGGCAGGTTCATTGCCCGGGAAGAAGAGTTATACGGTATCAAGCGAAGCGCTTGTTACCCGTAAGGAGGGTGCATTGAGTTACGACACTCTTCTGAAAGCCCAGATTGACGGTAAGGTATTGGACTTCTTTTTCGGGGAGGCTGCGGTTGCTGACCAGGACAACAATGGCGGTACGTTCACTCCCGACAAGACCAAGAAGAATTACACTGGCCGTATCATGATAACCTCCCAGTCCTTGACTTCGGAAGCCGGTCAGATAGCCAAGCTCAGTGTGTCTTTCAAAGGTATTGGTGCGCTGGAGCAGGTGGAAGGGACAACGGGAGGATAAAGAGGAAGTCTTTCGTCTGCTGTGTGGCAGCTATCTAACTTGCTTGTAAAACAAAAGGCGGTCATATGATGGCCGCCTTTTGTAATAATGGTAAATCATATAAAACAAATTACAACTATAGTTATGCATACACAATTCACCCGTCTGACTATTAAAGCCATAATCCGTTGGGAGCAGTTAAGGGGACGTTCCTTCTCTTTGATGGATTACACCGACCGGGAAGACATAGTTGCCTTGCTGTACACTGCCTATATTACTGAACATGGTGGAAACTATACGCAAGAAGTGTTCAGCCAAGTCTTGATGGACGAAAAGATGTTTGCCGCGATGTCTTCTGAAGTGGGGAGGGTGATGGAGGTTATATCGCAATTCTCCAGAAAAAACGGCAATTCTGTTTCCGAAACCGACACATCTACCACTCCTGACACTATTGGAAGTATTGTGTCAACACTCATCATGTCCGGCCTTGATGCCCATTATGCCTTGAATGAGATGGAATTGCAGGACCTGCCGCTTTATATAGAAGCCTATGAGAACAAGAGGAAGGACGAGATGGAGAATGCGCGGCTGTGGACTTATCTTACAATACTTCCGCACATAGACGCGAAGGCTATGGAGAACGGGGCCAAGGACCTTATCACTTTCCCATGGGAACAGAAACCCAAGGAGGAAACCGAGATAAATGATGCAGAAGTGGAAAGATTTGAGGAATTTTTAAAGAAAGGAAAGAAATTATGGCAGGAAAATTAAGTTTCAGTATTGCGATAAACCTTCTCACCGAGAACTTCAAGAAGGGAACCAATCAGGTGAAAGCCGGTTTCAAGGCCATGCAGATGCAGGTTGTCACCTTTGCTGCCGCGCTTGGTGCCGGTGGTATAGGGTTGAGCAATCTGGTCTCTCGGTTCGTGGATGTGGCCCGTGAGACTAACCGGGTATCTACCGCATTAAAGAACGTTTCGGGGAGCATGTCCCAGTATGCGGACAACCAGCGCTTTCTGGTTGACATGGCAAAGAAGTACGGTCTTGAGATTAACGCTCTGACCGGGAATTTCGCCAAGTTCACGGCTTCTGCCTCCGTTTCCAACATGTCCATGGAGGAGCAGCGGAAAATATTCGAGTCGGTTTCCCGTGCCGTTACAGCTTTCGGCATGAGTGCGGAGGACAGCAACGGGGTATTCTTGGCTTTATCCCAGATGATGAGCAAGGGGGAGATTAGTTCTGAGGAGCTTCGTTTGCAGATGGGGGAACGCCTGCCTATTGCTTTGCAGGCAATGGCAAAGGCCGCAGGCACCTCGGTTGCGGGTCTCGATAAGCTGCTGAAGGAAGGCAAGCTTATGAGTGCTGATGTACTTCCGAAGTTTGCGGACGCTTTGAATGAGATGATTCCCAATGTGGATACGAATAATCTGGAGACATCCGTCAATCGGCTCAAGAATATATTCACAGAACTTGTGAACAGCATGGATGTCCAGGGGAAGTACAAGTCTTTGGTTGATTGGCTGGCCGGAGCACTGGACTCGTTGAAAGGTAAGATAAGTGGGATATTCACATTCATAATCGGAATTATCAGCGGTAAGTTGCTTTTGTCTGTCACTAAATACTTCGCCCAATTCTGGAAGCTTATAGATACTACCATAAGCAAGGATGCGGTTGCTCAGGAGCAGATGAAGAAGGCAACGGAAGCAAGGATTGCAGCGGAAAAGGCTTATCAGGAAACACTTACCGATTATGAAACTATAGAGAACAACAAGCGACTGGCTTCAAAAAAACAGTTGGCGGCTGCTGAAAGGGCTTTGAATCAGGCGGTGTTAGCGGAAAAGAAAGCCATTGATATAGCGAAGACTGCTTCGGAAAACGCAGCCGCTGTACAGACTTCAAATATATGGGCAAAGTCTCTGAAATCAATAAAAATCGGGTTTGTACAGTTATGGCGCACCATTACGGGCTTGCTTAAGTCTTTTTTGCCGATAGCCATAATTTCCGGTATATCTGCTCTCGTTAGCTATCTGGTTGAGGCTCGCAAGGAAGCAACTCGTATTAAAAATATATTTGCTGACTATAAAAAGGAAGTTGCCGGTGCATTGTCCTCCACTTCTGCTGAGGTGGCTCAATTGCGTGTGTTGCAAGAGTTGTACAATAAGGCTACCAAGGACCAAAAGCTACAAGAGCAGTACCGGAAACGTATAGGAGACATCATCGGGCAACAGATAACCAAGGAACAGAATGTAAATGATGTAATAGCCAAACGCATTAAATTATTGGAGGCCACTGCTACTGCTGATTTTTATACTCAAAAGAAAATAGAAACCGAAGAGAAAAATAGAACGCTTGGAATTAGTTCTGGTATCGGAGAACAAAATATAAAACATCTTGCTACTATAAAGGAAGAAAGCAGAGGAGGGTATTGGCAAAAAGTAAAGGCAATAACTGGTAATTCTTTTATCAGAAATAGGGAAATAGATAAAATTGTAGATGAATATTCCCAGAATTTAAAAGTAATAGGAGATGTAAATAAACGTATTGAAGACGCAGAAAAATACATCACTAAGAATGAAAAAAAAACAGTTATCACCGGTTTGTCAGATGATAAAAAAAAGAAGACTACCCTTCAAAAGCAGCAGGAATCCTACTACAGAGAATTGGAGGAACTGAACGCTGAATTGGGAATAGGTAAGATTACCCAGGCTGAATACAACAAGGCGTTAGGTGAGTTGAATATAAAGATGTATGCCCAGGCGAGGGGTACGAGGGACAAGCAGACCCTTGAAAGTGAATACTACCGGGCATTGAAGACCGCTGCGGATGAGGCCGTATCCAACCGTGATAGGAACGCTGCCCTTGTGGAGTTCGAGAGGGTGCAGAAGGAATACAACGAAAGAGTCAAGGAAGCCCAGAACCAGCAGGCAAAGGGTGTGTTGTCCCAGAAACAGCTTAACGAGAACATCGTTTCACTTTCAGTAGAGGCGGCTAAGGCTGCTGCCGGGATAAAAGGTATAGGAGACAGTGCGGACGGGTTCATAGCGGCCATGCAGTTTAATGCCCGGGCGTTCGCCGCTCCTATCAAGGTGAAGCCAAGAGATACGACATTTGACTACAAGAAGACAGAGCTGGAGATAACCCAGGAGGAGTTGGATAAGGCCAAGGAGATAGCGGAAGCATATAAGGAAAGAGCGAAAGAGCTGGGAGAGGAATTATCCGATGAGCTGGCGAATGCCATGGCCAATGTGCCGGATTTGGAAGAAAAATTGAAAATAGCTCAGGTCAGGCAGGATGTCAAGGATTTCACGAAAGAACTGAATGAGGGTTTGTATTCCGGAATTAAGGATGTGGCAAGTTCTTCCGACCGTGTAGTAAGTGCGTTTGAAAACTTGCGTGATGTTATGAACGACGTTGACGCTACTGCTTGGGAACAGATAATGGCAATATGGAATGCCATGACAAATACAGTGGATGCTTTCATGAGCATTATAGAGACCATACAGACCATTACGAAACTGACCGAGAAATTGGGTATGGCAAAGAAAGCGGAGGCGGTCATTGATACGGCCACGACCGCCACAAAGGTAGCGAATGCCGAAACGGAAGCTGCTGTTGATACGGCCACGACCGCCACGGAAGTAACGAATGCCGGAACTGAGGTTGCCGCCAATACAGCAAAGGGTGCCAGTGCTGCCGGCGCCAGTGCTGCCAAATTGCCTTTCCCTGCAAATATAATCGCTATCGGTGGAGCAATCGCAGCAGCCATAGCAGCCTTCGCCCTTATTCCCAAATTCGCACAAGGCGGTATTATTACAGGTGGCCCGACCTCAGGAGACAAAATATTAGCCCGTGTAAACTCCGGGGAAATGATTCTGAACCAGCGTCAGCAGTCCAACCTTTTCAAGGCGATAAACTCTGGTAATATTGGGGGTGCGAAAAGCTTGTCGTCGACAGTGACCACCAGGGTTCGGGCAAAGGACCTCATTCTCGCGATAAACAATGAATTGAAATCACAAGGAAAAAAGCCAATATTATGAGTTACGGACTGATTTATACCATACCGTTCGCCTCGTTGGAAGAGGTGTCTTATATTGTTAAAATAGAAAAGGAAGGATATGACGGAGAAAGCACGGAATTAGTGGCAGGAGCTAATCCGTTTGTTGTGGAAATATCAAATGAAGAGTTTTTATATACTCCTTCGAGATTCTCCACTGCCACAATAGAGGTTGTTGGTAGTGATTATCTTCGTACACTGTTCTCTACCGATTATAGGCAGTTTCGTGTCACGTTGGAGAGAAATGGGGTAGCAGAGTGGTGCGGATATATCAAGCCGGAACTTTATACTCAGGATTATTCTTCTGATTTGTTCTCGTTGGAGATGGAATGCATATCGGCCATGTCGGTGCTGGAATACTTGGATTACACCATAAAGGGCGAGGAAAAATCCTTTGTTTCATTATGGTACTTATTGAAACGCTGTATAGGGGAGTCTGGGGGTAACTACGCCTCAGTATATATACCTCATGTGTATGCGTCCGGTGCAAATCAGTATGTGTCCGGTGAGAATGTTCTCGAAAAGATGCTCATCAGCGAGCAGGATTTTTTCGACGAAGACGGTAAACCCATGAAACTAAAAGAAGTGCTGGAGGAAATTTGCAAGTTCTTGAATTGGACTTGTGTAGACTGGAAAGGAGAGCTTTATTTTGTTGATATAGACCATGAGGGAACATACAATAAGTACGATTTATCATTAGCGGCTAAGGAAGAGATGGGGGTGAACAGCCTGATAGTGCAAGATATAGGATTTGCCGGTTCCGGTCACTCCTTGGATATTCTTCCGGGTTACAACAAGGTGACAGTCAAGTGCAACAATTATCCGGTGGGGAAGATATTCCCGGAGGAGGATTTTAAAACACTTTTCCGTCTTGGAGACAAATTGTTGTATGCGAGGGAATTCGTGAAGGACAATAAGGTTTCCAGAAAGGTTTATTTCTTGCCGAATGAATATAAAATGTACCATTACGAACCGGGAATAACACAGAATCCGGTGAATGAAGATGCAATAAGGAATATGTCTCTTGATGATGTTGAACTTTTGTATGGGGCTATACCGATAAAAAGATGCAATTATGAAATGGAAAAGAATGGAGACAAGTGGGAGCCAAATATTACCAACTACAATTACGAAGACCTGATACAGATAAGGACGGTGCTTTATCCATCAGGCGCACGGCCGGATGACACGAAATACAATTTAAAATCCGATAACCCGATATTGACTTTTGAAAGGCCTCTTCCTACTGCGTTATATAAAGACGGTGCGTTTGCCATACAAGGAAGTGTGCAGCTTGTGCTGGCCTCAAAAGCCGAATTGCCGACATTGGTCCCTATAGATGAAATGTATTCGTTCGGGGATGATTTGCCCAGATTTCACACACCCCCGTATTTTGTCTGTGAGTTCTCGATAGGTGATAAATATTGGAATGGGACCACTTTCACGAACGGATATTCCACATTCAACGTATATATTGATGACGGCAAGGATGGAACATTCCATGAACCGGTGTCGGGCGGTTTCCTTAGTATAAAATCTACCAAGACATTGAGTATGCCTTATGACGGGTTGGACGGATATATCATGCCGTTGGGCTTTTCGATTGGGGGACAGCCAAAGTTTGTCATAAAGAGTTTTATCGGGAAATTGTTTAGTGGATATGTGAATTGTTTTTTAAAGGATTTGAAATGTGTTTTCCAGAAGATAGACGGTATGACGGATACAGATGATTCTGACCGTGTTTATGAGAATGTCCTGAATGAAAGTTTTATCAATGAACTTGATGAGATAGAATTAAAAATAAGCTCATACAATGATGACGGGGCATGCTATAGCAAGGTGTTGCTTGATGGTAATTACCTCACAGATAATATGTATAATTCCATTCTTGGAAAGAACAAGCGACCTGAAGAACTGCTGATAACCCGTATAATCAACCATTATAGCGATACTCGGATAAAGCTCACCCAGATAGTTAAAAATAGTAAAGAAATATCTCCGCTGACGATTTTGACAGACAATTTTTTGGTTAGTAAAAGATTTATCAACGCCGGCGGTTCCATTGATTATGCTGCTGACCGGTTTGAGTGTATAATGATTGAGAAATGAAGGAGATACCAATAATATCAAGAACGACCCCAGCAAAGCCTCGCTCTGCCAACTATCCTATTTCATCGTCACCATCCGGTGGCGGTGGAACGGTTTCGGTTTCTCCGGGGGGAGGCGTCGGGATTGATATTATAAAGACCGGGGACTCCACTGCTTTTTCGGACACAAATGTATTGTCATCACTAAGGGCTAACGATGAGTTTATTAATAGGAAGAAGGACAGCAGTGTAACGGCTATTGTCGATTATCTGAAGGGGCTGAAAATAAATGGGATGCCGGTTACAAGAATCCTGAACAAAGATACGGAAGAAGGGGAGTTTTCGGATACGGATATAATGAGTGCGTTGCGTGTTATCGCTGAGATAGCGGCTCACGATGAAGAGTTGAAAAAGCTTTTCCTCAGCAAGACCACCAACGACCGCACTCCCTTCAAGCTGGAAGTTGGCGACAAGCTCACCGCGGAGAAGGGAATTCAGATTGGCGAGAGCTTTGTCCCTGGCATTGTAACTGGAAGTGGTGGATTTTTCGACAAGTTTGCCAACGGTGAGGTTGAATCCCTTATTATACGCCGTTTCCTTGAAGTGCCGGAGTTGCGGTTCAACCGTGTGAAGATAGAACTCGGTGACAAGTGGAATGCTCCCGGTGCTGGTATATTTGAGAGTGTGGAACCGGACAAGGACTCGGAAGGTAATCCGCTGATGACTGGTACCGGATACTTGAAACTGGAAGAGGGTGAATACGGCGCTATCGCTGTCGGTGATATATGCATGGGTATCTTCCACAGTGAGAATCCATCGGACAATGCTTCATCTGACAGTGACGACAGCCGCGGTAACTTCATGTTCGCAGGTTTCTACACTTGTTACTTCACCATAACAGAGATAACGGGCAGTGACAACAAGCAGTTCCGCTATCAGCTGCGTCCGGTCAGTGACAGATGGAAACTCACGTTTCATCCGTCAGCGGCCATGCATTTTGTTTCCTACGGCTCGTTTACGGACGAATCCCGTCAGACCTCGCAATATACAACACGCACTTACACCCGTATGCTGTGGAAACAGAACACGTGGGAGATTTCGTCCGCAAACATTGCGATGCAGTACGGGGACCTCTCCAATATGAGCATACACGGATTGGATATGGTCGGATACTCGATGTATCTGAACAGTGTATACTTTACCGGGCGTATAAAGGAGGTAAAGCCTGACGGTACCCCGATATATAGGGCCAATGACCGTGGTGCATGGGTATCCGGCACAAAATACGACTTTTACGACCGTGTTTCCCATAATGGGAGCATATGGCTGTGTGTCAATGAAAGTGGAACCAATTCCGAACCGGCTAAAGGTAATCCGGACTGGTTGCTCCAGGTGGAGAAGGGTGAAGACGGTAAGGACGGTGGGCAAGGTCCCCAAGGTGTGCCCGGACCTGCCGGAGCTGACGGGAAAACCCTATACACATGGATAAGATATGCCGATGACGCGCAGGGTGGAGGTATAAGCAACAATCCTACCGGAAAAGCGTATATAGGCTTCGCCTACAACAAGGAGACCGCTACGGAAAGTAATGACCCCTCCGACTATACATGGAGCGATATAAAGGGAGAAGACGGTATACCGGGTGCTGCCGGTGCCGACGGAAAGACCTATTACACATGGGTTGCCTATTCGGACAATGCGGACGGAACGGGCATGTATCAACAGCCTAAAGACACGACCAAATATATCGGTATAGCCGTCAACAAGGAGACTGCTACAGAAAGCAACAATCCTTCCGACTATACGTGGTCGAAATTCAAGGGTGAGGACGGCCAAGGCATGTCTTCACTTGGCTCTTGGTATACCGGACTTATCGTGCCAAAATTGGGTATTGTTACCATGGGAGGAAGTACCTTCTGCGCGAAAGTGCAGACTGTCAATCCCCCGTTATGGTGTGTTACGGACAGCCAGGGCAGACGTATATTGCAGACCCAGGATGGAGGAAAGACATACGGCTACATCTTGACCGGGGAAATGAATACGGAGGAATACGACCTGCTTGTCCAGAGCGGTAAGGACGGAAGCGATGGGACGGACCACGAATGGATATACACTCGTAACACTACCGGCGTTGCCCCCTCTCGTCCATCAACATCCCAGACTGACGATTATGTGCCGTCAGGGTGGACCGATGACCCAGTTGGCGTAAGCGAGTCCATGCCGTATGAATACGCTTCTGTCAGAACCAAGCAGAACGGTGTATGGGGAGATTTTTCCTCTCCTTCATTGTATGCGAAATGGGGATTTGATGGCAAGGGTGTGAAGAATGTGGATGTTCTGTATGCAATATCCACAAGCAACAGCACTGCACCGACTACCGGCTGGCAGACGGACGCTCCGGCATGGGAGAACGGCAAGTATATATGGAGCAAGACCGTCACCACGTATTCGGACGATTCCGTGGAGGAGACTTCTCCGGTATGCATAACCGGTGGGGTAGGCGCTACCGGAAAGGGTGTCAAGACCATAACGGAATACTACTACATGTCAACGTCTGCCACAACCCTCACCGGAGGAAGCTGGAGCACTACCCGTCCTACGTGGGAGAACGGCAAGTACATCTGGACGAAAAGCATCATCACCTATACGGACAACACGACTTCCGAGACGCCGGGTATATGCGTTACCGGAGAGAAGGGAGATAGCATAACCGCCATGGGTAACTGGTATACCGGACTTATAGTACCTAAGCAGGGGGTGGTTACAATGGGAGGTTCATCTTACATTGCCAAGAAGGAAACCACTAACCCTCCCTTGTGGACAGTTACGGACAGCCAGGGCAGACGCATCTTGCAGACCCAGGACGGTGGCAAGACTTACGGCTATATTCTGACTGGCGAGATGAATTCCGCGGAGTATGACCTGCTGGCTTCAAAGGGAGAAGATGGAAAACCCGGAGCTGATGGCAAGCCTGGAGTTGACGGGAAACCTGGAGCTGATGGTAAGCAGGGTATACAAGGGTGTATCATAAGGCATTCAGAATGGAGCAAGTTCAGTGTCCAATACCGTAATGACGAGTCATTGACGAGCGGTACCCGTTATCTGGACGTTGCTCTTGTTAAAGATTCCCAATCGCCGACCGGATGGGAAGCATATAAATGTAAGAATACGCATACAAGTAGCGAGTCAAATGCTCCTGGCACATCAGGAGGGTCTTCCTATTGGGAAGTGTTCTCTATGACCGCGTCGTACATCTTTACGTCGCTCATCATAGCCAAAGATGCAAGTATTGACTTCATGCAGGGAAACCAGCTACTCATTAAGAAGAGTGACGGGGAGACTGTGACAGCAGGTCTTTCCGGTTCGGAAAAAGGCAGCAAGGTGCGTATATGGGCTGGAGCACACGAGCCTGACGACGCCCCGTTCCGGGTGCTGGAAAGCGGTAAGTTTGTCAGCACAGAAGCAGAAGTTGAAGGAAGCATTTCCGCAAGGACAATGAACCTAAAGGTGTGTACAAATTCAGACAATGAGTCACCCAATGGCACTATAATCCTTTACCCAAAGAATTTAGGGCCTCTTCCGGAATTGGAAGCTGGCGCTTGCCAGGAAATGAAGATGTTGTTCCCGATTGCGACAAGGACTCCCCTTTCCGTAACTTTAACGACTGCATCTGCCAATGTGAAGATTGCGCCTAATGGCTCTATATTGGATTCAGTGTCAAGTTATGATATAGAAGATGCTTACGGGTATCATGAGTTAATCGGATTTAGATATGCCGATGGAGACATAACCTATTGGTGTGTATTTAAAAACTGAAAGAGTATATGAAAGTATTTTATGAAAGCAAGTTAGCGAAATGGCTGCTGTGGCAGGGTTACAGCACCATCACATTAGGCTGCTTTGTCTTTACCAAGAAGAGCAAGGAGGAGATGAAGCAGAGTACACTTAACCATGAGGCGATTCATGTAAGGCAGTGGGAGGAGTGCTTGATTGCTTCGGTAATCCTGCTGACGGTAATCATGCTGTTTGCCGGGTTCAACTTATGGGTATATCTGCTATGCCCGTTGTGGTTCTACCTCCAGTATGGTGTGGAGTACGCAATATCCTACATGTATCACTTATGCCGTAACCGGTGTTGGATAAATGTAGGTGATAAGGCTTACGGAAATTCCGCGTTTGAAATGGAAGCGGAAGCCAACGAAGAGGTAGACGGTTATCTTGATGTGAGAAAGCCGTTTGAGTTCATTAAGTATTATGGGAAAATATAGGATATAACAAACAACAAGAAAGGAGGAACAATAATGATTTTGCAGGCAGAAGGAGGGCACTACCTTACACAGAGTGCGGATGTGCCCATAGATGAAAGGGTGTTCGGGAGTACGGCGTATATCAGCGACCCTTCGGAGGCTTCCAAATATCGCCAGGTGTCCGAAGCCGAGAAGGAACGCATGCTAAATGCCGGAACGATATTGGACCCGTCCGACTTGTCGGATGAGTATCTGGACAAGGTGGACACGCTGCATGAGATTATCAAGGAGAACATCAACACCGCAGGTCTGACGGTTGAGAAGAGCCTTAAGCATAAGGAGTATTTCCCCAAGTGGGATGAATTAATTGGCTCAGTCTTGCCAGTCGGATTCATGTTCTCCTACGAAGACACTTTGTATGAGGTAATTCAAGAGCATGAATTTGCCAGCCAGTGGGTGCCGGGTGTAGGAACAGAATCCCTCTACAAGGTTGTCCAGATTGAAGCGTCCGGCACAAAGGAAGACCCGATAGCCTGGAAGCAGGGAATGGAGTTATTTAACGGCAAGTATTACACGGACAAGGATGTGCTTTACTTGTGCATCCGTGACAGCGGTATGGGCTTGTCGTTTGACCTTGCCGACTTGGTGTCCGGTGGTTTTGTGGAAGTGGTCGAGGAATCTTCCGGCGACACTGTTCTATAACAAGGAAACTTGTTCTTTTTCGGCTTTCCCGATGCCGTTAATTGGGAATTTATTTAAACAAAAACGGGTTAATTATTTAAATGTTAAATTAGGGTATCATGTTTTTAAAGCGGATGCCCCTTAAAT